ATGTCCTGGTCTTTAGCTGATCATTTTCATAGGTGGTGCCATGGCGAAAAGCCAGATTATCGAACCTTGAAAAACTTTATGATGAAACATGGAATTGATATCAGCAAAGCCCTTTCTCTTTTCGGTGAATATAAGAACAAGAATTTTTATGAGAAATTCCGCGGTGGAGAATTCAAGTTCGATGTTCCTATCGAAGACTTAGACCGTAACGTTGTGCAGATAAAACATGTCATCAATTTTGTTAACACTAAGACAGCCGGAAGCAAGCGCTATCTGAGATCGACGAATTTTTGGTGCGCGTTAAGTACATTTCTGAATAGTACTGATGTTGATTTCGATACTTTCATGAAAAAAATTGAAATGAAACTTGATCTTATGCGTCCAGCTACAAGGGTTATAGATTATTTGAATCTATTTAAGACGATTTACAACTGGAAAAATAAAGCCCCGATTGATTAAAAGTTTAGGTTTTTTGCCTGCCCTGGCTGGCCGCCTCATTAGCACCAGGGTTTTTTTACTTATACACACTTATACAGAAAATAGAGTATAACTTATGAATAGTTCAAAAATTACATTTTCAAACGATTGCAAATGTTACTTTTGCAAAAAAGACCCATCACTTGAAGGGGGTTTCCCGATAAAATGGCACCCTGTTGTAAAAATTGAAGTCGCTGAAAAACTCATCAGCGTTTGCAATGAATGCCTAGATGAAAAGTCGAGTAAATCATGAGCGTACAATTAGAGCTTTTCGAACCGGCAACTGAAGAATGGTTGCAGGAAAAAAGGATAAACGAGATTGCGGAATCTCAAGATAGACTTCGCAAAGGTCTTTTTTCTAGATTTCATGAGCAGGGGAAGTTAATCGTTTCCCTTACAAGAAAGATCGATTACCTAGAAAGCGAAATCATTCAACTTCGCTTGTCTATGATCGAACGCGTCAAATAACTACGAGGCCTGAGAATTCAGCGATACCCTTTTCTTAGGCCTCGTTTCATCTTTACGCAATCATGCTTCCATGTACATAATCATAGCTGAAAACATGAAATTAATCCCGTCGTTATAATCATCCCAACATGTAGACGTAGAAAATTTAATCGAAGCAATCGACTTGTCTTTGATAAATAAATTTACTTTATCGTCAAAGTCCTGCTGATTGTCGCAAGATATAGTTTTTATTTTCATGTTTATCCTCAAAAAGGTGTCCTTTCGTCTTGATAGTTGTTGAGTGATTGACCGTATGTTCTTTCCGATGTATGATTATTTTCAACAAATTCTTCGGGCTCGTTGCCTTCGTCGATCCAATTATCCAGAGCGGTCAAAATTTGATTGAAGAAATTCTGCGAAGTCTTTGAATCTTTTAGTTCCCAATATGGAGAATAGATGTCATAACCTTTGTCATTTTTTTCGCCAGTTTTTTCAGCAGGAAAAGCCATCCAGCGACGGCCGTTTTTCTCAAAGAGAGTAAGCCTTCGATAATGTGCTATGTCCGATTCTGCGTAGATGTAACCTAAGCGCGCACCTTTTGGATGTTTGATATAACGTGTAATTTTCATTTTAAATTCCTGAATCGTTAATTTGATTGTTTTTTGGCTTGTGTTAAGGTTTCGTGTCTTCTTTGAGTATTATCACCTTTTTTTTTCGGCATGCGCTAGAAACGCATCTTATGTGCGAATTTTGATGACTTTCGCATTTGGTTATTTCTAATTCAGAAAGTAATTTCGTGATTTCGCGAAAATAGTCTTCTTCTTTTTCAAAATACGGTAAATATTTTTTTCTTTCCGAATATTCTCGCCATTTTTCGGAAGGCGTCCAATCGTCGATTATCCATTTAGAATTTTCCAAAGCTTCTGAATGATTCATCATGTTCCTCTTTTGTCATGTTTATTTTTCTTAATTCATCTTGTATTTCCGGAAGCTCTGTGAAAGCTTCAGACTCTCTTTTATTGCATGCAAAGGGCACTACTCCTAAAAGTCCCCTAAGTCTGTTCTTTGCGATGATGACCTGTATTTCTCCGGGCTTGTTTTGCGCATTGTAATAATCTGGCCTATGTATCAAAAGGCAGGCGTCGGCATCTTCTTCGATACTTCCTGATTCTCTAAAGTCGACAAGACTAGGGGTCTTATCTTCTTTATTTGCTGATGCCCGGCTAAATTGTGCCAAAACAAATAGTGGAATGTTAAGCTCTCGCGCTAAATCTTGCAAGCGCTTTGAAATATAATCTACTTCCAAATGTTTTGACTTAAACTCTTTACCCCCATTGATGCGAGTTAGATAGTCAATAAAAAGTATGTCTATTCCATAGATATCTTTCAATCTTTTGACGCGAGCCTCTAGCTGAGAAATTGATATGCCCGAGGGGCTTTCAATGAATAGACGATCGTCATATTTATTAAATTGCTCAAAAGTTGCACGCAGGCGGTCTAGTTCTTCTCCTAGGATGTTAAGATCCTCATATCGGTTGTAATTCACATGTGAGAAAATGCAACCTAGACGAACAAATATATCTTGGGCTTTCATCTCCAAAGACATTATTCCAATTTTGTGATCTGTCATTCGCAGCATGTTTTTAACTAGATTAAGCATAAAGGTCGTTTTACCCATGGATGTTCGAGCACCGCAGTAGTAAAGCTTACCAAGCTGAAAATATCCAAGCATTCTATCTAAGCGAGGGAAGCCGGATTGAACACCGGTATAGGGAGGCAGCCCGCGGCTTTTCCTTTCCAAGCGAAAGTCTTCGTATTCCTGAAGTGACATAGACTCGTGAAAATTATCTTTGATCGATTGAACGGTCTCTGTCTTTATTTTGTGTGTTGAGAATATTTTAAATATTTTATTTGTAATATCCTTGAATATTTCGGTTGCGTCGTTTCCTTCATCGGCGCAAGAAGTCATTAGCTCTTTACCTATCCAGACTCCTTTTCGAAGTTTGTTTAGATTTATGATCTTATCGAAATAAAATTGATAATCTACTCCAGAAAAGTATTCGAATCCAATTGCTGCAACGCCGGTGACGCCGCCGGCATCTTCGATTAATCCTATATCCGTGAGATGTAAAATCAGGGTATGCGTGGAAATATCGAGTTCCTTACGCTCCATATCACATAACGTCTGATAAACGAATTGATACTTCTTTTCTGTAAAGTCGTCTGTGGAGATGGATGAAAAAGCCTGATCCCGTGCAGGCTGGTAGTTGATAATAGCCGCGAGGGCTATCGCTTCATACTTTGTATTTGTAGGCATTCCAATCTGTGACATCTGTTTTTACCTGTGGTATGTGTGCTTCTTCGTAACATGCGGCGTTAGGCCGACATTCTTCTTTTTTATCGCTTAAGCGATCTCCTTCTAGAATATCTTCTCTATAATGAGAAGAAAATCCAAATCCCTGAGGGCGAGAACGGGAACTGCTGGCCCTAACTGCTGGCCCTACTAATTTTTTTAATTCATTCGATTTGTTTGTAAACCTCTCTATTTTAATACGATATAAACTATAGGTTGAGGTAGAACTGCTGGCCCTAACTGCTGGCCCTACTGCTGGCCCTACTAATTTTTTTAATTCATTTTTCCCATTAATGTTTAGAGGTTTACATCTATGAACAGCTGGCCCTACTGCTGGCCCTTTAATTTCCTCCAGCCAATCAAATTTTTCCATCCTATCCCTAACCATTTTTTGAGAAATATTAAGCTCTTCGGAAAACTTTTTTCTTCCATAAATGAAGTGAAAACCCGGAACTAATAAAATAAGTTTTCTTCTGTTATTAGAAAAAATATATTCATAATCTATGGGTTTTGATGTCCCAAAAATATGTCCAATAATGCAAAAAGAAATGGGGTCAGATTTTTTATAAGGCATTAATTGATCGGGAATTCCAGAGAAATAAAATGGTATTTTAGACATTTTTTTGGCCTTGAGTAAATTTTCGTTTGCAGAAAAATACTTATGGCCGTTAGACTGAGGTTACATTTTTAGACTTGATCTAACGACTATGTAAGCCCCGACGCCAATCGGGGCATTCTTCTTTTATAACTCTGCAATTTAATCCTTGCATGAATATTTTTCTACAAAATTGTTTTGTTGACTTCCATCAACCTACTCCACTAAAATTTTTAAGGCAATATAATTACAACTTGTCATTCAGGTTCTTCATCGCCTATCTCGCAATTTCTTGTGCAGAAATATCCGTCTTCTATGCAGGGTCGCACTAAGAGATCTCTTTCATTAAAATCCAATGTAACAACATATCCAAGATGTTCAAGTCCGCGGATACCTTCTAAATTCTCTTTTGATGGGTTTTTTACGATGACAGATGTTCCGTATTCTAAGAAAGTGTGACATATATGCATGTAAGATGTGGCGGTTTCAATACTTTCACGGAATAAAGCATCGAAACATGTGGGACACAAAAGCTTTCGCTCGTCTACATCCATCAGTTGTCACAAGTAAAATATTGATTAGATCATTATCATAATGCAGAAAATAGCCTGGGCTATGTTTTCAAGCAAGTAAAGTTAAAAATTTGTACGCACACTCATTTTTTTTTATTTTCTTCGAGATATTTTTCCAGAGATTTCGATATAATTAACTGTATTGAAATTTCATGCTCGGCAGCGAACACTCTCATTTTCTTGTGCAAAGAAGCCGGGATACGTACGTTTAAAAGTTTATATTGCTCTTCCATAAAATCTCCTAAGGTTGGATGCGCTCAGCATATATATATCAAGATTTTAACGCAATTTTTATTTTTTAAGAAATACAACTTGTCTCAAAATCTCGTTTTCTGATATATTGGTGTTTTCACTCAACCAAAGGAGAAAATATGTGCACACATAAAGGATCAAGATAAAAATGACTAATGTTCAAGAAAACTATAAAATATTTTTGTCAACATTGTCACAAAATGAACTGTATAAAGAATGGAAACAGTTATTTTTCCAAAGAAGAGGTTCGGAAAAGCTTCGCTTGGAAAAAATAAAGTTAGTAAAAGAAGAAATGAGAAGACGAGATCGTGAAATATAAAACTAATCAAGAACTTTATCGCGATAGGTATCTATCTGCGGGACAGTATTACAAAGACGAAGTATGGCAAGGGCCCAGTACTAGCTCCTGCCCTGAAAGGTCGATACCTAAAGGTAGATATAAGTTCAAGATGGATCTAACAAAAACATATGAAGATAGTTTAATCGAGTCTATAAAAGAAGATATCGAAAAACTATATGATCACGTCAGGAACAATGAATCCTGGGCGATAAAAAAGAAAAATAAATGGGAATTTGAGATAAAGCACCTGCAATATTTGATTGCTTGTAGACAAGGTAAGTATGACCAGGTGCATGCAGAATACCAAGAGTGTAAACGTAAGTACTTGGAGGAGACAAAATGCTAACCTTCGATCAACATGAGTTAAACTTGCTCGAACTCCGAAGGGAGATTAATGAGCTACGAAGTAGAGTGGTCAATGCCGAAAAATGGGTTGATTATGCCAGGGTTTTACTTGATGACCTTGAAGATCTCTACGTGGAAACCGAAATATTAGAAAGAAAGAAACCTGTATGCGATGACGATGAGTCAGCATATGCAAAATTAAAAAATTACATCTATAGGAACGAAGAATGAGAAGATCTGACACAATAATCGAAATATCCAAGGCTCTTTGCGCTTTTCAAAGTTCAATGAAGCCGGCACCTAAGGATTCTAGAAATCCTCATTACAAGCAAAAATATGCCGATCTAACCTCAATATGGGAATCGGCAAGGGAGCCTTTGACAAAGAATGGATTGTCTGTGATGCAAGAACCAACAAACGATGATCATTATGTATCCATAAAAACCTTTATATTTCATACTTCTGGAGAATGGATTGAATTTGATCCTTTGAAAATACCCATGAAAAATAAAGATGCTCATAGTGTGGGAGCTGCCATTACTTATGGAAAACGGTATGCCTTCTGTTCTTCTCTTGGTATTACCACCGGAGAAGAAGACGATGATGGTAATTCAAACTCAATATTAAATTATAAACATGAACCATCACATGAACAGGATGAACATGCGGATTACACTGATGCGCAATCTATAGCAGCCCTTAAGTCTTTAGGACTTGGCAATGATGTCCCAGATATTCTTGAATGGCTCAAACAGCGTTCCAATGAAAAAAAGATGTCTCTTAAATATCAAATCAATGCTTTATCAAATGGATTTAGAGAAAAAGGTCTTGCAGAGTTCAAGGAATGGAAAGCACAAAAATAAAAAACCCCCATTTGCCTGGGGGTACAACACTAGGTCCTAATCGGAACAATCTTTTTTTAACGAAATGTAGATTTTATGTAAAGTTGGAAAATCATTTTTGTTGTATAGATGTCTTTGAAAAAAACAAGGGCCAGATACGTTGAAAATCTGGCCCTTTAGATCATGAACTCTCATCAGAAGTTCTATCATATGAAGGTGACCTTAAATTAAACTTGAATTCAAATTTAAGCAAGGACTTTCATATGTTATATCTAAAGTACTTCATCCTTATCTCTCTATCCTTTTGTTTGTCATCTTGTAAAAACGTAAACATTCTTTCTGAGCCGGATGATTCTATAAACGAACCTCGCTATGGACAAACTGGATTCTACGAAAGGCCAAGATGTGGAGTCATTTCATTTGAAATGCCTGCACCTCGTTATGTTCGTAGAGCTCCACCTTGCGAAGTTGATAGCTATAGCTATTGCCAAGAAGATTTCATGCCAAGGATGAATTATTTCAGTGTAGAACCATCCTGTTATGAGCCCTCCTTTGAAATAGTAAATGTCGACGAAATGATTTATCGCTACAATAAGGCGGCACGAGAATATTGCGTAGATTTTTCCTTTGATGATCTGTCTTATGTGTATGAAATGAAAAGACAGAGAATGCTTGAATTGAACAGAAGAAGACTAAGAAGGTGCCCGCGAGAATTCCGCAATAGACGAATACTTATCGAAAGGGATGTGTATAATCAATCCTATAGAGATGCTGATCTGTTAGATTGTGTAATCCAAAGATAAAGACATACATGCCTTACAAAATCATTTTAGATGGGCCTCCTATCGCTCAGGCAAGGCCCCGTGTGACTAGACGGGGTTTTGCCTACGATCCCAACAGTAAAGAAAAACTAGCGGTAAAATGGAAGATCAAACAGCAATACAAAGGCGAACCAATAGATCAACCTATCCGGCTTAAGATTTATTTTTCGATGCCTACGCCGAAAAGCCTATCTAAAAAAAAACAAGATGCTTTGATAGGTAACCCTCATTGCAAAAAGATCGACCTCGACAATCTCATTAAGTTTTACCTAGATTGTATGAACGGAATATTGTACCATGATGACTCCCAAATTTTTTCCATTGAGGCGGTGAAGATTTGGGCTGAATTAGGAGAAACAGAAATAATCATATCGTAGGTATAAAATGAAATGGATTCCAACAACAGAAAGAAAACCACCCGACGACTATTTGAAATGTATATATGCAAATGATTTAACAAATATTCATTTTGATAACAAAAGCAGTTACGGTTGTTACAATTATTGGCTAGATATTGATTATAATAAATTGGAAGATATTTATCTGGATGATGATATAATGGAACATGTAGAAAAGAGAATAAAAGAAATTATTCGATACATGATTGAAAAAAATAGATGTTTTTTTGAAGATAATGCGAACATAAGAGACTGCTTATTTCATTCAGGTAAAGTTTTTTATATGCTGGTAGCTCTGCAAAAGGAAATCGATAAAAATTACCAAGAAGAAGTTCCACAAAAAGTTTTAGAATAATGGAATGGCATGGAATGGTTAAAGATTTTATGTACAACATGTAAAATTACCAAACTAGGATTTGAATTTACTCCTAAATCCATTCACAGAAATCAAAAAACCGGGACATGCCGGGCCTGCGTCAGAAAAAGACGTAGGCCGACCGAGTGGGAACGAATAAATGATAATAGTGTTATGAGCTTCCATCATCACATCTGGAGCACTAGCAAGAACAAATTCAAGAAGAAGTAAAGATTAACACTTACCTTTCATCTTAGACTTCTTTTTAAGCATGTCGCGCTCTTTGTCCAATTTGACATCCTTCTTGATAGCTTTCTTGACATCTTTCTCGGCTTTCATCTTCTTGCCTGCTTTCACTTCCTTGCCTATCTTTTTTAAAATTTCGTGCATATTGTTCGTACCTGCATTTATTACATATTCCGGGATAGCCAATCATACATTGGCAGCGCAAGCAATGATTCATTTGCGCCTTTTCTTTAATTCTTTCGATTCAACCTTTTCGTGATATTTTACTTCGGCCCTTAGCTTAGGAGGAACCTTCTTGCTTACCTCAATCTTTCCTGTCTTAGTATTTTTCCCAGCAAGCTCATGCTTATGTCCAAGTTCTTGGTCGAGTTTCTTAAGCTGCTGAAAGCCTTTTGGATATTTTTTCTTTTCGGCTTTATTGGCTGCTTCATGGGCTCGTTGATATATTTTTCCTTCTGATGTTGGAAATCCCTTATCAGGAATCGACGGCTTAAGATGTTCACTTGTTTTATGTCCTTTTCCGCAATGTTTACAGGCCATTATTTCTTTTTACCTTTCTTAGGAATTTTTGCTCCTGATTCTCTCGCTTCATTCAAAGCGGCTGCTACAGATTGTTTTTGACTGTGTCCTGAGTGCATCATTTCTTTAATGTTGGTTTTTATTGTAGCTTTTGATTTACCTTTTTTCAATGGCATGATATGTTGTCCCTATATTTTGGAGGCATTTTCATGAAATATTTACTACTTGCTTTTATTTTTAGCACATGTTGCAATTTCTCAAAATTGCAATCTGCTCAGAAATATGAAATGTACTATGCAGGCCATTCATATGTGCCTTCCGAGTGGGTTCATTCTGATAATTGCCAATGCATGAATGAAAACAAAATTAAAAAAGACATTGATTCTATAATTTGGATGGAGAAAAATCAACTTTATCTCCTGACAGATCCAGGAACACCTTCAAGACATGTTTACAAAATAATGTCTATTTATCACGATCAGGAAATGTGTGGATGTGGATGTGATATGGAATATGATAATCCATGATTACCTAGGCGAAGTTAATGATTGATACATGTAAACCATATCGTGATTAGCAGATGAGGTTGCTGCAGAACCTATGGATTTTTGGATATATGCTGCTGGTGCCACGGATACTACCGGCAAATTAGATGCTACTGTTCCTACCGATACCCCGTTAATATAAAATGTCGCTGTTGTTCCTGCTGCATTGATATTTATGTGCAACGTTGTGTACGTAGTTCCAACAACTGTTGCAGTATTAGTGGTAGTAGATACCCCTGCCTTTGTTGCTATCAATTGCCAATTGCCAGAATTTACAGAATCGCTATAAGAAAAATAAACCCCATTTTGAAAATACGGTACTGCTGTATTTGCAGCGGATGTTCCAAAACCTACAACATAGGCGTATCGGTTGGTTGAATTTGATAGTGTGGGCAATTGTACAACCCAGTATAAATCTATAGCCCCTGATCCTAAAATTACCGTTCCGGTAGTATTGCTCAATGATAAACTAATGGTTCCTCCTGAACTAGCAATATTACTAGAAGACAATTGCATATTTCCAGGATGACCCGCATCAGTCGTGGTTCCAATAGTAAATGACCCAAAGGTCCCTTGAATAATATTCCAACCTAATTCGCTAGTTTGTGCGCCTGTGATAAAATCATCAAATAGATAGGTGCCTTGAAATGGGTTGAAATACTGATTTCCTGTTCCGTTGGAAATTAAGGATACCCCTGGCGTTGTAGAAACTGAAGAAACTCCAGTTCCACCGTCAGATGCTGCTACTGGTGATGGTAATTTATAACCCATGGTTACCTAGGAGATGTCAAAGATTGATACATGTAAAATAAATCAATATTTACGAGAGTATTTACAGTACTTGCCGTTTTTTGAAGGTACGCTGCCGGTGCTACGGATGCTGTCGGTAAATTAGTTGCCACCGTCCCAGCTGATACCCCGTTAACATAAAATGTCGCTATCGTCCCTGCTGCGTTGATATTTATGTGCAACGTTGTGTAAGAAGTCGTCGCAGCTATCGAACTATTGGTAGTTGTAGCTGTAGATGCTTTTGTTCCTAGCAATTGCCAATTGCCTGAGTTTAAATTGTCAGAATACAAAAAAAATGCTCCATTCGAGAAATATGGAGAACTTTGACTAGGATTACCGTTCCCTAATCCTACAGCAAATTGATATCTATTTGTCGCATTTGATAATACGGGTAATTGTACAACCCAGTACAAATCTATCGCTCCTCCTCCTAAAATCATCGGACCAATTAGTGTTCCAGCTACACCTAAGTCTAAAACACCATATCCACCACCACCTGCTATGTTAGTTACTGTGATCTGCATATTTCCAGGATGATTAGCATCTGTCGTAGTTCCAAACGAAGCTGTGGAAGCGCCTCCCGAATTAAAAGTCCAACCTAGATCGCCTGTTTGTGAACCCGTGATAAAATCATCAAAAAGACAAGTCGCTTGAAATGGGTTGAAATATTGATTACTTGTTCCATTGGAAATTAGTGCTACACCCGGAATCGTTGAAATCGAAGAAACCCCCGTCCCTCCGTCAGATGCTGCTACTGGTGATGGTAATTTGTAAGCCATTAATATACCTCAAAATGCTTCGTAGGAAGTTCCATTAAAGATCAAGGAAAGAGCACCGCCATTAGTAGTTATAACATATGTAGGAGCAAGCTCAATATTTACCACTCCGCCCACTGTAGTAACCGTTATATTGTTAGTTCCTGCTTTGTTTGTGCGATCTTTGATATAATAAGGACGATATAGCGTGGGTGCATTAGGAAGCTTTATCGTGATAGCGCTAGCAGTTGGATCAACGCTCAAATATTGATCTTGATCTAATGTTGTATAAGAGGCGGCAGTAACGTTAGTATAAGGAAGAGAAGCCATTGCCAACCATGGCTGCTGCGTGGTTGTGTTAATAGTGGTTGTAATGTTGTAAAAACTTAAATTAGCATATCTTACTGTCCCAGCTCCCGTTATCGCAGCTGTTCCGCTTTGCGAATTTATACTGCATCCTAAAAGTACTAATACTGCACCGGCTCCAATTGAAATAGCAACAGTTGATGTTTCAACTTTGCAAAAATTCAAAGAATTTGTACCTGTGCCATTAAATGTTAAGATTGAACCACCGCCAAAAAAGTTAATGTTTTCGGCTGCAAGGCTGGATGAACCGCTAGTTGTAAAACAATTGGCGAACTCTCCGTTTATCATTCCACAAGCAGCATTTCCAGACAGAGTGCTAGGTGTAACACTTAATCCACCATTTAGCATATTGCATTGTCTGAAAGTGATTGTTCCGTTTGACACAGAAAAATAAGAAATTCCAGTTGTTGTTAAATTTCCACTGCAACTGTAAAAATTCGCATAAACATTTGTACCTGTTGAAGTGATTGATATTGCAGTAGCGTTAGTGACATTGAAATTACAAAATATACAGTTCACGATTGTAGTATTGCTGCCTGTAATAGACAAAATATTACTGCCATTAGTTTGAAACTGGATACCTGAAAGGCTGCAAGAACCGGAGAAAGAGGCTGTTAAGGTACCGACAATTTTAACGACAGGTGAGGAAGCGCCTGTTGGACCTGTTTGTCCATCGGTAGGCCATGCAGTAATATTAACACCTGCAACGAGAGTTGGATTCTCTGTATATGTTCCCGGCATTAAAAAGATGGTATCTCCAGCAGTTGCAGCAGCTAGTGCTGCTCCAATAGTTGTATGAGTTCCATTAAATCCAAGAGGGTCAACTATCCAACGTGCATGAGCCATTGGATTAATGCTTAGTAAATGACTCGCTACGTTTGAAACGGAAGTATGAAATGTTCCCGTTTGATTAACAACATGTCCTAATAACTGAATATTATTAGACAAAGGTGTGACGATTGTACCTACATCATCAGAAAGCGTTGTTGCGGCTGCTCCACCACTTGCAGAGATTGTTAAAGTACCTGCACCACGTGTAAGGGTGATTCCTGCCCCCGGCGTAAGAGTCATTACATTTATGTTTGTACCACCAGCATTTAATGCAGTACTACCAACCCATAATTGATTGTCAGCGGTAAGACCATTTGCTAATAATGTAGTTGCCGATCCGCTAAAATCAGCATTTTTAGCAAACATTACATCATTAATAAAACCATTTGGCATATTAGCTCACAAATATATAAGTTGTTACCGATCTCCAATCAATTGTTTTTCCTGCTAATCCTGTACCTACAAGAGATATGCTATTTCCTGCACTACTAGCTGAAAAATTTATGACAAGTCCACTCATAGCACCTTCTTCAGATTCAAAATAATTTCCTGAACTAACTAGAAGTCCGTTGTGAGCAGCACTGGTTCTAACACAAACCTCAAAATTCCAACCTGCTGCTAAATCATCCGTTACATTGTAGGCTACTCCTTGAACTGTAAAAAGATATGTTCCTGGAGTGCTTCCTAGTAGAAAAGTATAAAGAGTTTGAGGAGTTGCTCCATCCGTGGTCGTGGCCGTCCCCGTAATCCTATTTGTTAATTCAATTGTAAGAGTAGCTCCTCCACTGGATCCATCAGTTTGAATGCCTTTTGGATTATTTGTCGTAACGCTACCCCCAGGAACATTTAATACATTTCCAGCTGGGATCGCAGATGGATTAATATCGGTAACAAATGAAGTCGGAACATTTGTAGGTAATGAACCACCTGATGATGATGTTGTTTTAAATATATTACTCATTAGTCCTCAAGTATTCAGCGCATAAATATAGGATATCGAAAAAGCTGATCCTAAAGCTGATGCTTTTCCATAAAACACAGTTCCGATATCTATTGATAAATTAGGTGCTATTCCATGATTTGCTCTTAAATCCAAAGTTAGAGCTTCACCAGCAGGGAATGTTCTCCATGTAGTTACCCCATCAATAGAAATGGCCACAGAATTTACACTTTGATTGTCAAAAATAATGACCAAAGGATTAAACAATAATCCTGTTGTTCCTATTTGAGTAAAGGCTGCTGTACCTACAGAGGTTGAAAGTTCAGGAGCAAACCAAGCTCTTTGACTATTGTTAATTGACATCGTCTACCTGCGATTGTTGTTCTGCGGGAGGAGGCGCAGAGGATTCACTATTTTTACAGGCAACTTGTTCTTCTACCTGTGCTATATATTTCGTCATTTGAAAAAGAGCCTCTTTCCACTGAGGGAGAGAGGCATCAATTTCACCAGCAAATTGAAAATATTTATTTTCTACTGCAATAGCTACTTGAGACAAATTTCTAATCATGTTTACGACATCACCCAAAATGTTAGATTAACGTTGTCACCTGCACCAAGAGCGCCTGTTCCATTGTTTTTGCAGTTAACGACAATTGATCCTGCCGATTGAGTTATTCCGTCAACTGTCATTTGTGCTCCATTGGTAGAGGCATTCAAGTTGGTCACAGTACATAGAATAGCTGACCCAGGAGTTATACTACTGTTCATGATAGTAAACGCTTGAGTTGTTCCAGGTAGAGTTGTGAAACCTGTGAAGGTAATACAAGCCAGTTTTTCACTTAGAGATACAGATGAACTTGCGCTTGTGACTGCCACTGGAGTGAATGCAGTTTTGACAAATGTAAAAACATCGTTTGCTGAAGGAACATAGTCAGCAGAAGGTGCGGTTCCTGATTCAAGTTGAGATAATGATGAAAGTGTAACAGCGCCTTGCGCTAATTCTGTAGCAGCAGATATTCCAGAATTCCAACCTTGACCATTGAAAACATATCTTGTGGGTGGTGTCTGCGATGTATCGAAATATTGCTGTCCAAGTTGTCCTAATAAATTACCTGAAGGGGCACCATTTCCCGTGATAGGAAGAGCGTCGAATCCATATAAGCCTGATAATACAGCACTAGGCATACATCCTCCTGGGTTATAATATTAAATTACAACTTTACAGGTTAAAAATATAGTTGAATTTATGGATTGTTTGATGTTTAATTTTGTTCTTGCCGGAAAAGAAAAAACCCCCTAAATTGAATGCGCTTAAACAAACCAAAATAGGAGGTTAGAATGTCTGAGAATATCACAAAAGATTCCACTCTTCAAGAATTAAGTTATTTAGGAGGAAAAGCCCGAGCGCAATCTCTTTCTGCGGAAAAGAGACGAGAGATAGCTCTTAAGGCAAATCATTCCAAAAAATGTTACCAGGGAATTCCAAAAGCCAAACATTATGGTAAATTATATTTTGGTGAAAAAGAAATAGTTTGCGCTGTTTTGGATGATGGAAGATCTGTCATTTCCGAGCGTTCTTTTTTTAATCTTCTGGGAATGAAAGCAGGCGGTAGAAAAAATAAACAGGGTGCCAAAATACCTCGTTTTCTAAGTTCGAATAACCTCCAAGCATATATACCAGAGGAATTAAGGGGGGGTGCCCAATCATTTGATATTGTTTTGCCCCAAGGAGGAGGAAAAGCATATGCATATGAAGCTGAAAAAATACCTTTAATATTGAAAGTTTATCTCGAAGCTAGGCGAGATGGAGTTTTGCATCCTTCCCAATTAGCCCTAGCCGCAACAGCAGAAATAATTACTTTGGCATTAGCTCAAACTGGAATAATCGCTTTAATACATGAAGCGACTGGATATCAAAAAGAAAGAGAGAAAGATGATTTACAGAAATTATTTAAAGCTTTTATCGCAAAAGAGCTACAACCTTGGGTTAAAAGATTTCCCAATGAATTTTTCAGCCATTTAAAAAGAATGTATGGCCTTGAGGAAATGAAGAAAAACCCCAAGTTTTTTGGACATTTGATAAATAAGTGGGTTTACAAAGAACTTAGTAGTGAAATCTATGATGAACTTAGGAGGGTAAATCCTAAAACCGAAACATCCAACAGAAAGCATAGGCATCACCAATTGCTAACAAATGATATTGGATGCCCCGCTCTTGAAAAGCAAATACAAAAAGTTGTCACGCTTATGAGCGTAAGCGATTCAAAGGAAGATTTCGAAAGATTGTTAGAAAAAAGTAAGGCATGAGGTTTTATGAATCCATTAACATTAATACTTTTATTTTTTGGATTTCTTATTGTTTATTTTGTGTTTTTTAAAGAGATTGGGGAAGATCAAACCCCACCTTTTTGACGCAATGTTCTTTCGGTTTTTGATTCTAATTCAGACTTGATAGATTTCCTTTTTATCTTTCTTTCTTCTTCTGCTAAACCGTCATCCAATTTCTGCAGGTATCTGCTCATTAACTGAACATTACTTTTAGCTGACGCTTGTATGACTCCTTGATAATATCTAGACAAGACAGGGCTTGACGATATTCTATCAAAAATCTGTACTGTCTTATATAAGGCTGAGGTTGGTGCTAATATTCCTATGGCTGTAGGTGCGCCTACAAGATATGCGCTTCCTCCTAAAGTTCCTAAGGCTCCGCCTGTTTTAAATAATGTTTTTGCAGCTTCACTAACAAAAGGTTTTCCATATTTTTTATCTATAAAATTGGCTATATAAGAAGATTTTGAGTTCACTGCGAACGCTTCGTTTGCTTCTGTATATAATTTTTTAAATAATGGATTTTGCTGATCTCCGTAGTGGTAAAGATTTTCTTTCATCGATTTATTAATTTCTTCAAAATAATTTATGGTTTTTTCTCTTTGGGTTTTAGTCATGTTAAACATGCCTAGCTCATCTCTTAATTCATTTAGATCATGGACAGCATCCATCATTTCATGAGCATCTATGCGTCCACTTCCAGCGCGTTTCATAAATGCATCAATAGCATCAATTGCTTTTGATTTTGAGGGAGTGATTTTTCCTAAGCCTTTGTGCAATTTTTGCCATATTGGATAAAGATTTTGTATGCTTGGGAGGGTACTAATTTGTGTTCCTTGGGGTAGAGCTGCACGCGCTTCATCAAACAAAGAACTTGCATACTGTTTAGAATTTCCTCTATGCGCAATATCAAAAGCAAGTTGTAATCCAAGTTTAGCATTGTTAGCCGTGTTTTCTTTTACTATGCCTGTTCGTTTCAATCCTTCCTTTGTTAGATCTGTCATTACAGGTATAGATATTTTTTTCCAAAATTTCATTTTACCAGTTCCAGGAGTGAACATGCCTGTGATATCTTCTGTCATTTCATTCCAAAACTTTTGAGCTTCTGTTTTAGGCTCTAAAGCTTCTGTATCTTCAAACATTGCTGCAGAAAAAGGCTTAGTAACTTGTTCTCTTAATTCTTGAGAGGTTGGAAATCCACCAGAAAGTTTTGGTTTACCTATTCCAATAACATTCTTAAACCAATCAGGAGCTTCCCTTACTTTTTTTACTTCGGTTTTTCCTGGTTGGGGGTCATATGTTTCATAAATATGAAGAGCTATACTTTTCAAAAAATTATCTAAATTACCTAGTGAACCCCCGTAGGTTTCCAGTGCTCTTGATGCCAATTGTCCAGACAAACCAGGTTCTTTATTTTCTTTAGGCAAATATTCATCCAAAGGTTCATTATGAATTGGTTTAGCAATCTCAGGAGGTAAGTAAGGAATATCCAAAGATTCAGAATATTTTTGTGATTTAGGGATATATTCATCTAAAGGGTCTTGATTAGGCGTCATGGCTGATATTTCGCTCCCTTTGAAAGGGCATCATTAATTTTTTTGAAAGGAACTTCAAGTCGTGTTCCATCTGGTTTATACATAAAAACCATTTCAGCAGGTGCTTTTCCATCGCTTTCAACATACATTTTAAGTTCATTAGCTAAATCATTTTGTCTATAATCAACATATTTTTTCATCTCATCGTTGATTAATTTACCTGCGTTTTTAGGCAAATTGCCGTCATATTCATCATATACTTTGTCGTAAGCATCTAGATAAGCACGATTAACATCTAAATCAAATTTTGCTAGGGCTAGTGAACCGAAATTGGCGTAATCGGAAACCCCTATCTTAGCTAACATGTTTTCAATTTGTTGTTCTATGTATTGGTTTGGACGTGATCCAAATTTAACAACATTGTTTATCAAAAACGACTTTCCACCAGTTTTAAATTGACCTGCTGCAGCATCCTTCATCCAAGGAAGACCAAAAGCTTCTCCCCACGCATTTAAAGTTCCAGGACCTAAATTTCCAGTTTCAACGGCTGCTCTTTGTGCTTCCCAAGCAGCTTCTGTCATTGGCATAGTATCTCTTAGTAAATCTGCACGTTCTGAAATACCTTTTGTTCTTTCGTCCGCAATTTTTCTTTCATGTTTGGCATCTTCTCTTAAAATATCTTCTTGCCTGTGTCTTTCAGCTTGTTGCATTTTAGCAACATCCATACCAGTTTTTTCTTGATGCTCAAATTGTCTTTGAGATTCTTCTTCTTCAGACTGCAATGCACGAAATGCTTGAGGATCGGCAATTGAAAGAGCCAATTTTTGTTCAGGAGAAAATCCACCAAATTGAGTTTGTTTCTTCATCGCAGGGGTACGCTGAGAAGCTTGCTCTATTCCTAAGGCTGTTGCCTTTTCTGGAGATATTGATTCACCTCCAATTAAAGATGAACCTTTTGCTGATGGTTGTTGTCCGCCAGAAAATAACTTTTCTAATAACAATCGTTTTTGTTCATCTAATGGCTTTTCAGGTTCAGGAAACTTTCTTTCAGCAATGACTTTTTGAACATTTTCAGGCAGTAGTTCAGTCCCTGGTTCAAAACCCATTTTTTTATAGGCTTCTTGCAATTTCTTTTGCTTTTCCTGAGATTGGTAAGCCTGTATACCTTGCTGAAATGCCTCATTGAATTGCTGAGCAAAATTAGGTTTTCCCTGAGGGGTTGGTAAAATTTGAATCATATGATTTCCTTTAACTGAAATATCCCATAGCACCACCAATAAGACCACCACCTAAAGCACCCCAAGGACCAAGGGCAGCACCTGTGCCAGCTCCCGACATAGCTCCTGTCATTGCTCCACCCCAGCCGCCAGTTTTTTGCTGTTTAGGTTCAATAACAGTCGCATAAGGTTTTTGGCCTAATATCATGTTTATGTAATTCATCATATCACCGACAGCTTGATTCTGAAGGCCCAAACGTTGAGATTGAAGCTGAGATGCGAAATCTTGAGCAGCTCCCGACATTTCATTACCAAAACCGCTTGAATGGCGTGCGCCAAGACCCATACCGCTAAACTTTGAAGCAAGATTACCTTGTATGCCAGTGAATTGTCTTAATGCCGGTGCTTCAAGTTGTGCAAACATTTCAGGATCACCACCAGCAAGTTTTGCTAGAAAACTATCGGGTCCCACCATTCCTTGCATTTGAGAAAAAATTTGCATTTGTTCAGGTGTCATCTGTGGAATTTGTCTAATTTTTCCACTATGGCCAACCTTTTGACCTGAATAAGGTCCTTTTTGAGGATTATATTGCGGCATCATAAATTCACCTTTTTCCTTAAACGTCAGATAACCATTCTAATATAAATAATCCCTTGTCAACCGCAGGAGCCGTAGCACCAACAACAAAATTTATATTCGTTGAGTCTAGATAAACTTCTATTTGTCCTGTTGCTGTCGGATTAACGAAAGGCAAAGGAAAATATCTATTGCTAGCTATTGTATATCCTATGCCCTGAATCTTAGTGAAAAAATATATTTTAGTAAAATCAATGCCATGAGGAATGGGGTTAGTTCCGCTAAATTGATAGATTTGACGCAATGATTGAAATTTTTGGTTATTAATAAACCACTGTTCGCCATTTATCGAAGGTCTGCCTGTGGTATAAATCCCAATAGTGCGATTATTGACCGCATTTGAAATATCCAAGTAAGACTTATCCAGTTCAACAGTAAGATCATGAGCATCCGTAGGGAATTCCCTTGTTGTTCTAAGATAGGGAACTTGGTTAACTATATTGGCAGTCATAAAATCCTTAAGCTAATAGATAGCTTGGGTAAACGTCTATGATGCAACCATGATATTCAATTTCTTCTGTTTGAAGATAAAGTGTGGGGTCTCTCATCTGAGTATCATTCAAAGTGATTCCAAATTGTACAGTGTCGCCGATTAAGCTTGTGTTTATCCTATGCCAAATCTGTTGCTGGGTATTAGCCAAGGGCATCTGAAGATTAATATTAGCAGGAGTTAATCCTAAATTTGTGCTTTCAGGACATGTGTAAATAATGGTGCTATAAATCAAAGAATTATTGACCACGCTCAATGCAGGAACAATCGGACTATCATTCCAGGCATTCTCGTAATCCATGCTTAGATATAGCAATAAAGTGGCTTGACCAGTCGCAGTGTAGCTTAAAAGATAACGTTGAACCCCAATCCTTGTTTTTTTTCCATCTCCCCAAGCCATAGGAAATTGCTTGGATTGAATTAATGGAACATAGTACCTCTTAATCGTTCCACCACCTGAATAAATTGCTCCGGTTATTGCAGGATTAAGGGTGAATGCGTTTTCTGTTGGATTAGAAACAGAAAATACTTTCCCATTTACCTGTGCACCTACAGTTCCTAGACATCCACTAATAAGAATGTAATCGCCTTCGTTCAAACAATGATCTGGAGATGTGACGAGACTTCCAGTGAATCCCTGAATATACAAGGAATCTGCTTCCGCTGTGCTTTTATCTTTGAATACAACAAATCCTTGCTGATTTCCTGCAATGACTTGTGAGGCATCTGTTGTTGAAAGTCCTGCATTCCAAGCAACGTTCCATTGTCCCCACGTGGGATATACTGTTCCAATGGTTGCCCAGGTTAATCCTGATTGTATTCTAAATTGTCCATAGGTGGTATAACATTCATCAAATATTGCCCATGACTTTTCACGGTAGTTAAAGAAAAATGTCTGCGTGGGGAATTTCCAACCAGATCCAACTCCTGCATTATTTACGGGATATGTAAAATAAATCCATTCCCCATTATAGTCACGGGTAGCACAATATCTTTCTATGCCATTGTCTTCACCCCTGCATTCAAAAACAACATCAGGGTTTTCAACATCAATCCTATCGCAGGATACCTGTGAAGTAAGAACAAATCCATTATTACCTCTTGTAATTACGCCATCGTCCATTGATATTGCAGAGAATGTACTACTGGAATCATATTCAGAATTGATTATGTATACATTGAAAGGAAGTAAATCGTTTCCAGAATAGACCATACGGGTTTGATAACCCTTTCCATTTCCTTGAAAACCTATTATAACGACGTCTTTATTGTCTGATACAGTTTTGATAGGAACATCTAATCCAATATCTAGAAATCCACCAAAACCTGTTTGATCTTCCCACCATGCTGGAGGGGTTGCCGTTTGATTTTTTGGGACAAGAATTTGATTAAATATTGTAGAAGCTAGTGAAGGATCTCCAGTATAAGAAGCTGTGTAATAGGGGGTGCCGTTTTGGCTCCAAATTATGGTATCTTGTAAGTAAAATGGTCCTGTAGAACTGCTTTGAACAACTGGACCAAAAAAAACAAGTCTATCTTTGAATTGTAATACTGCCTTAGCCCCGACTAAATAATAAATTAGAGCAGGCAAATCCGATATGCTTAAAGGTGCCTTAGATAGAGGAGGAGTAAAATTTACCCATCCTAGAGTTCCTGTTAAAGAAGGAGAGGCAGCATTTCCATTTGTTGGGTCTCCATCATACCAACGTATACAATCTTTTGTTGGATCTGAACTGCTTGTAAGATACTGAGCTATCCCTCCTGTACCAGCTGACGCAATTGTTGCGTTTGGAAATGTAACTGTGACATTATTTGCATCAGGAACTGCTGTTACATATCCGGTTTGTCCATTTATCCCAGTAGTGGTTGTGACTTCATTCACAAAAACAAAATCACCAATAACAAGTCCATGTGAAGGAATATTCAAAGTTACGCTTGTAGTTGAAACTATAGTAACAGAAACAATAGCCTTATATTGCATTCCAATATTCGTGGGTGAAAAAGGCACAGTAACACCATTAGTCGCCCATAAAGAACCTTGAAAATTAGTCGTCCAGAATTGCTGATAATCTTTACCATTCCATTTAACAGGGGTAGGATTTGTTTTCTGAATATATCCAGGATATGCACCAGATGCAGGATTTTTATAGAAGCTAGTGCTGTAAATATTATAAGGATATGTTTGAGTTATATTGTATGAATAAGTCGTATCAAATGCCAAAGTGCTTATTGGGAGTGTAGGATCAACGATAAAATCTTCTAAACCCATTACAGGAAGATTAGGAAAATAGCTAAAATTAGCTGTTATAACATCCGTTCCTCCGCCTGTGATTGTGAATGCTCCTGTGGCATAATTTACCGTTCCAGTTCCTGCTGGTACTCCAGTTAAAACACCTTGAGAATTGTCAGTGTAGACATTTCCTGTATTTGTATCTGTGATCTTTATCGATCCAGGCTCTAAAGCCGCATTAGTCTCTAATGTTTTAAAGCCAGTTAATAGATTTCCAGCTCCACCAACAAGAGCAATTGTCGTAATAGGATTGTTATAAGAAATATTTGTTGAATCGAAAAACCTAGTCAACCTTCCAAGAGGGGAGGTTCCGCGTTTTCTTTTAATTCGTCCACGAAAAGGAAAAGCATTAACCAATTGAGGAAATGAATTGTTATCAATATTGAAAGGCTCATAGTAAGTATTCTGACCTTTAAACTGTTGTCCGACAACCAATTTTTCAGGCATATTACACCCCTATTGCCTGCCAAAAAATACCAGTTCCATTTATAAAATTAAGACTTGTATTCAAAACAAATGATGTTTGAGATAAGGTGTTAAGATTATAGTTCAGACCTGATGTATTAGTATTAAAAAATGTTATTAATACAGAATAATTGGTAGTAGTGAATGCTGTTGGAAAAGTAATTGTATATGGTTGTGATACTAAAGCCGTAAAACTTACTAATCCATATTGATGAAGAAGTCCTCCAGGAAGAAAAGTCCAACCACCTTTAAAAGAAACATTTGCTGGAGGTGCTCCATAACCTGCATAGACACCAAAAGTTCCATGACTAGCACTAATAGTCCTAGTGAGTTGATATTCCAAACCTCCATTATCAGGAGTGTAAAATAATTCACCTTCACTAGTTGGAATACCTGTAACAGGAACAGTTTTAGTATAAAGCGTACCTTCTCCCGCGATAGTTCCAGGTGGAACACCTCCTTGAATAGGAATTCTAACCCATTTGTGAAGTCCGCCATTATTGTCATTAAAACCATAATGGTCTATCGCAGTCCAACTATTCGTTGAATTGTAGTTAACCTGCATTGGGGTTTGATCATTGGAAGGATTGTTGTTTGTAGCAGGAATCCCAGTAGTGAATGCTAAATTAATTCCCATTAGTTAGCTCCTGATCCATAAAGTCCATTTGTGGCAAATCCATTTCCAAAACCCGTGTTGCTGTATATAGTCTCGGTTCGATTTGCGGTCCACTGGCGTTGGCTTCTCTTCCATACAAGCAATTCCTGTTCTTTAAAAAAGGGTTCATAAAACATAAATTGTTCGACATCTCCTGTATCCGAAAGAATCTTTCTGGCAGCCCCTCTTGCGATATATTCAGCCATATATCCAAAAGGTATGGCATTGGCGCTATTTAGGAAGGCTGCAGGAGATAAATAAGCATCTATTTCGACCAGATACTGAGTATCAGGAGGATTACGTAAAACAAGGCAATTATTATAGAACAGTATAGCTCGAGGTAGGCCAGGCTCATAAAAATACCCCTGTCCATGGATGTTTTGTCCTGCGGGAATAACAGCAGGAAAATAAACATTTGTCGCAATACCTGTATTATAATTAATCGTATTTTGAGTTGTTGCATATGGAGTCGGCAACAATCCACCGTTAGGTAAAGAAACACCACCACCAGGAGCAACACCAGGAGACATCAAAAGTCCGTAATTGATATTTCCTCCAGGTCCACCTAAAAACTGTCCACTATCTTGGACGATGATATTTGAACCATCTGTTCCTGTGGATGTAAAATAAACACCCGAATAAATAGATGTCATCGGAACGCTTGTGTTAAGCGTGTTCCCAATTATCGGATCAGTAGGAGCACCACCACTAGAAATAATCCCGGTTATATCGACATGTCCTCGTAATAGACCTGGAGGTACAACGTTGACTGTTGTGTTTATGTTGGGAACGAAAGGTAATGATAAAGTATAAGGACCGGAACTGCCATTCCCAACTGCAATAGCAGGAGAGTTAGTAACATAGTTAGGCCAGATATTGTAAAATGCGTTTTTCTGAGTATAAAAGGGAACTTGTATTCCATTCACGAAAGCAGGTGCCAAAAATCCCTGGTAAATTGGAAAACTTGCGATTGTCTGTGCACCTGGTTCAGTCTGCACAGCATATAAAGGCATGTTGTATTGATCTACACCAGGGACAGTCTGAAACTGATATTTAGTCTTATAGTCGAATAATTGCATCCGAGCGTCCACATCCATCAGCAAAAATCTATTGACATAATCGATAAGTAAATTATCGGTTATAGACGAGTTGGAGGGACTTTTGATTATTCGACGTATGTAAGTTAAAATATCTTGTAACAGGTTCATTAAAAGTTAGTTGCTCCCATGAATAAAGATCTTTTCTTATTAACAGGGTGGGCATCCATCCGCTGGACAATGGTATCCACTGCCATAGCACCATACATTTGACCAACTGAATTAGCTTCAGTCACTACATGCTGCTGCATAACGAAACGATGGTATTTACACCCCTTTACACGCTCGGCCACATATCTAGGCGCCCATACCGGCTTATTAACTGGAATCTCCCATTCTTCGGCCGGCATTCCAGCAAATGGCTTTGTCCATAGTGAAATGGTCTCACCAATGATTTCTCGGTTTTCTGCAATAAAGTTGACATATTCTTTAGCGAAGTTGTAATCCTCGCGATAATCTTCGTTGAATTTCTCCTTAGAGGAAATACTTCTTTTTGGCTTAATATAAATATCTTTTGTCTTATCCAAATCCTTTTGGGAAATCTTAGTCTGAGGTTCAACATCTTCGACTTTTGCGTTGGCATTCATTCGATCCATTGACATTTGTTTGATATTTTCATCGTATGTGTCAAATTGATCTTGAATTTTATCTAATTCTTTCTGTGCTTCGTTATTTACTTTCGGTCTTTTCTTTTCTTCGGCCATGTTGTTCCTATAATGGAGATATATTAATAAAACTTCCTGGTATCGAAACGGAAGGGATATTCACCCCTGTAGTGCTCGTGTAACCGTTTCCAACTTCCCCAATAGCAATTATTTGAGGCTGTGTGCTCAGATTAGCATTTATAAATTGATTTTGACCAGTTGAATTAATGTTAACTTGAACTTGATTTTGTGCAGGTATCCCTAGGACATATCCAGATTTTCCATTGAGTCCCGTACATCCATAACCCTCAGGTATCAGCAATCTAACTAACTGACCAACTACATAATTATGATTAACAGTAGTCGTCACTATTGTTGTCCATCCCAACGAAACACCCGAAATAAAAAACTGACTAGGTTGGAAATACTGCGGATTTATAGGCAAATTCTGATACGGAGGAGTCGGATAACTTATGACCATATAACTCCATTGGAGGGAGATTTCTCTCCCCCCAAATTATCATATTAAAAATATGAGTTCACCTAAATTCCTACGGGTTAGCGTAGTCATGGAGGTAGGCATGCCATAGGATAATATTACCAGAAGCGATAATAGTTGCTGTACCATTTGCTGCCGCTTTTCCTGCACCAATTACAAACCCTTGTGCAGAATTATCCACAAACGCGCCTCTCACAGCCGGTCCATTAATCGTGGGAACACGACTAGTGGAAGTTGGGAAGTTAGGTGGTGGATACAATGGAGAATTGGTAGTAAAACCACCAGAACCCGCTGTATAAATCGGCAATCCACCAGTATTCACATCACCCACAGCAACTGCTTGCGCATAAGTAGTGCCAAAAAGTGAAGATGCAGTCATGGTGAAATTGTTGGTAAACGCAGTGAATGCAGAACTATTAATATTGCATACAAAGGTCCAATTGTCCGTTATCGATGTCACATATCCATAGATCGGAGATCCAGGAATTGGTGGGTTCGGCAACGAATTCAATTGAGTTGTACCCCATACTGCGGGCACTCTGAATGCAATTTCTTGTCCTACCTCAAAGTTGTGATACATAGATGTTACAACTGTCGTTGTAGCACCCAACGTAATAGCAGTAACAACATTATCCTGTGGAGCATATATGAAAGGATATAATACCTTCTTAACAAAAGCACCCGCAGGCGATCCACTAATAGCAACATAGGCCGATCCACTAGCATTCCACTGAATCGTAAATGTTGTGGCTGTAACAGCTACAATTGTAAATGGTACTCCATTTAACAATTGCATATTGTTAGTCGTTCCTAGTGCAAGTCCTTGCATGACTATAGTATCACCGACATTATAACCATGAGCTGCTGCAGTTGTCACTACAGCCGGATTTGCAGCAGTAATACTAGCAATTTGCTGACCAGCACCATATTGCAGAAGTTGACCCGCTGCAAATGTACTAATACCACCTGTTTGAATAGTGTCATTGACTGTTGATGTCAGCGTTGCTCCATAAACCTCTACCATCGTAGGGTTATTTGTTCCATCAAAAAGCTTTGAATCCCACCATGCTCTAGCTGTGGTATTCGCAGCTGCAGTTTTTATAACACTATAATTCCATATTTCCACAAAGTCAGGCTGAAACGGCAAGTTAACAACTGCTGTTGGTCCTGTTGCTGTGAAATTACCTTTAGCCAATCTAGAATATTCAGCCATATTACACCCCCAGGTTGCTTATGCGTGTGCATAGAAGGTTTCTAATAGCTGTATCTTGCGTGATTGCTTGCGCTTGGGCAAACTTCACAGCAAGAGTCGCGTTTTGCGCGAGCATTCCAGAATAGTATGGATCGCGGTAAATCAGGTTCATGGAATAACCATCCTGATTAATGTGCGTAATGGCCTGCTTGCCTAATACAGTATTGTAATAGACATCAGAACCCTTAGCACTTGCACCACGAGCAACTGGAGCTTCAGAGCTAGTCAGAATACGGATGTTAAACACAGCGCCATATTCAGACGGCAATGCAGAGGCATTCGTTGGATATTGCCATTGAGACAAGAACCCACCGTTTGCACCTGTTGGCAGTGCATCGAAATCGGACTGTAGTTCAGTCGAACTCAGCATAAAATATGCCGATCTAACTGGACCTGTTCCGAAACGATCCATACCCTCGATACCGCTCATAAATTTATATGCGTTGTTGGTCAACGCCTATTACTTGTTGACTTAAATCGCCCAACACACTATATTAAATAGTATGAAAAGTACAGATTTTGCATACGCAGCTGGATATATTGATGGAGACGGAAGCTTTATGCTCCAATACCCATGGGGTTCTAGTCTTACTGTCGTTTCTACCAACAAAGAGCCAATTACATGGTTTGTTGAAAATTTCCATGGAAATCTTCGGTGTTATAATAGAAATGACGGTGTTAGAAAAAAATCCTATTATTTTAGATTTAGTGAAAAAGGTATTGAATCTATCCCCAATATTTTTCCTTATCTTGTTGAAAAAAGAAACGAATGTCTCTGTTTTCAACATTTTAGAGAATCCAAGGGAGAAATTGAAAAACAACCTTTTATTGAAGAGATGAAAAAATTCAAATATGAATTTGGACTTATTCATGATTCTCCAAAAGAAGAATTGAATTCTATCAAAATGACAATTTCTCCAACTGAAGAGGATTTTGCTTATCTTGCGGGATATATTGATGCAGAATGCAGCCTTGATATAGGAAGATGTCTTAATACAAAAACATGTAAAACACCCCAATATCATCCACAACTTCAATGCAACAATACTAAATCCCCCTTTTTTTTCTGGGCTTCTGCAAGATTTGGAGGACAATTCCATTTTAGGAAATACCCCAACGGAAGAAATCAATTGATATGGAGAATTTCTCATAAACAATTTGATCCTATCCTTTATAAAATATTTCCATTTCTTAAATCTAAAAAATCCATTTGCGAAAAGATTATCGAATTTCGAAAACTTACTCTTGGAAAAGGACGAGTTAGTCAACGCCATCCAAACTTTTCTGAATGGTATTCTTCCATCGCTTCTCAAAGAGAACAAATTTATAATGAAGTTCGTCATCTTAACAAAATCGTTTAATTTAAGCGGGTGGTCATTTCTGCCACCTCTTCATATTTCTATGAAGGTTGGACTATCGCATCCCATTTCTGGGCCTCTGGATTTAGTCTCTCACGCTGCCCGGTTTCCCTGCTTGCGCCTTGTTGTCCGTCTGCTTACGCAGCGAGGAGTTCCAAGTCAATTACCAAAGGTTTATACTCGACACCAATTTTATCGAGTGTTGTCGCCACCAAGCTAAAATCCGATACACCCAATGATGTCGGATTATCACCACCACCACCACCTGCTGCGTTGATTTCTGATGCAGCAGAGACGATGTAGTCTCGGAGTATTAGATCCTCCGCTTGACGCATCGCGACCGCTAAACGCTCGGAGACCCACGCGAGGACCCCTTCCTGGTCTTGGAGGATTCAATTTGTTACTCCACATGATATTGTGGGGGCTAGTCATTTCTGCTAACCTCTCATAGTCACCTATGAGATCGGACTATCGCTTGCAACCCTTACACTTTTAGGTCGCCCCATTCGTTTAGTCTCTGCGGGTGAGTAATCGGTTATATCAACACCGTTAAGAACTTTCATCTGAAGATAGTGTTGCCATCTCTTTTCAATCATTTCGGGTGTAAAAGCAATTCCGATTCTTACACCTTTTGGCCTACTACATTCTTCAATGAATTTCAGAGCTAAATGAGCTTGAGGTCTTTTCAATCTTAAAAATGGTTCTAACTTTGTTAAAACCATTTTGCTATCTGACTGATTTCTCACATCCCATCTATGCATCGCTCGATATCCCTTATATGATTTTTCTGGATAGTATTGACCCACCTCAAAAAAATCTCGATATCTTCTGATGCTTGTCTCATCATTCATTCCTATTCTGACAAATACTGCATATCCCGCATCAGAATAATTGTTCTGAGCTGTATATTTGCCCGAATAGCGTGAATTTATTCCTATCGTACCCTCGCCGTCAAATAAACCAGCTAGGTAAATTAACTCTTCCCTCTGATTGTCTTGCATATTCTACCTTCATTAGTTACCGTAGAATTATACAAGATATCCCAGTTATTTAGAACAGGTTTATAGCAGGCAATTCACTCCAAATGTCTAACCTGCTCGTTGATGATACATCCCGTCGCAAATCATCAACTATTTCGGCACGGGTTATGCTGCAAGTAATTCTATATCAGCATATTGCAATAGACCGAAAAAAGCCATTTGAGCATCTATAATATCCCTTTGTGGCACTTGTGCAGGAGGATCTATCCCGCTATTACCCAACTGTACAGTGGGCGGTTGCAAAGCACGTGGACGCATGAAACGGCAGGTAGTACCGCCGTTAGCAGGCATCGACACTTTGTCTGCTGGAATAATGTAATTCATGGTTGGCGTGGGCACATATAACATGGCCGGAGCTAAGCTCTGGAGTATCATAGGCATATCTGTTGCTTGGTAACCATCCCACGATGGCGGACTAGTCATTTCTGCTAGTCTCTCTATGTTTCCATAGAGTTCAGAGCACCGCATCACTCATTAGAGTGTCTTCTCGTTTGCTGCGTTCAGGCTGCTTTCGCTTGCCCCTTGTTACCTTCGCCATTACGCGGTCAGGTGTTCAAGTCAATTAGAGAAGATTTTACTTGGGCCGAATGTTAACCCAAATTGCCAGTAGTAGTAATACTCATTTTAATTTTCCTTAATGAGTTGTTACTTTTACATGACGATCGGTAAACGAACCTACCTTACGTTTTTCTCGATCATGCTGATGAGGGTGCGAATTCCTCGTACGCGAATAGAGGGTGATGCTAGCTAAGCACACCCCAAATAGCATAATAACGCTATGCGATGCGAAACCTCAATGTATGGTAAAGTTTAATTTATTACAACCTTAGCCTATTCTTGAGCTCTTGCATCTTAGCATAGGCGTTTTTTTGACCATTGCTTGAAAAATCACCAGAGTTATTATAGGCGGGACTTGCGACGCCTGATGGCTGATAATAGGGAGACCGTCTATTGGCATCTATTTTTTCTTGAACAGACGATTCTTTAGGCGCATCCTTATGCAATCCCATTTCTTTGATTGTGTTGTATACCAATTGCTGACGCTCGAATGTCTCAGGCATACGTAGGATGTTATCAGCAAGCCTTGGATGTTTTTCCGCAAACTTTTGAGCGTGTTGTAGAACATCATAGAAGTCTGCATTTTCGTCGAGCCATCGTTGTTTTCTATCTTCATGTATAGCCTGTTGCACTGCCGATTGAATATCATTTTGGGTCTGCTTTTTTAGCTGTTCCTTAGAATTGTCTATCTGCTTTTTAAGCTTTTTAGGAGTAACATAAGGCTCATCGTCTTCATCTTCATCTTGTGTTACTACTTGTCTTTGTGATAACTGTTCTTGCATTTGTTTGATCTGATTTTCTCTTTCGGCGATTTGCTTTTGATACATCATTTCTTGTTTACGGAAGTTAATCTCTTTGTCGGATTGTTTCGCCTCCGTGGGCGCGGTATTTTGTGTTTGACTATTTTGAACATTAGCTGTCATGTTGTATCCTTACAAGTTGTACATACAACCTAATTTAATCAAAATATTTAGTTTTAAGGCAATAAATGAAAATAGATCGTCTTGATGCGCATGACAGATATTTGCAGTTGCTAAATCAAAGTTTTAACATAAGTCAAAACTGCCAATCTCTGATCGATCAAAGACCTTTTGGTGACTATCCCTTTTACATTTTTGCTCATAAGAGAACGATTGACGTAGACGAAAGAAGGTCAATCTTTAGCCAAGATATTTTACATACATGGCAAAATCCCGGTTATGAAAGAAAATATAAAACTCTTGGGGATGTGCCTACACATCGTCTCGTTTGGCAGCCACGATTAACACGCCCAAAATCTCAGACAAATTCGATGCTATTCAAAGCTTATCCACAAAATGAAACAATCAAGGTGATATGGATATTGCCCGAGCGTGCAATGTGGGGTCAGTATGAAAAAGGAAACATTACTGAATCCAATATTGTGGCTTATAGTATCCATCAATTTGTCAATAATCGTTCTGCTTTGGATATTTCTGATCCTGATGACCTGGATGATGATGCCATTGATAAAATTTATAAAGATATCTGCATGGACGCTAACAGGAAAAAGTGGAAGTTGGGACAAGTTAACGAAATATTTGGGAAAATGATCTAGACAATAGTTTTCGGGGGAGTGCCCAGCTTTTTCTTAGACAATTCATTCATTCCCATACCATCACGCATCTTAGCTAAAGGCTGGCGAATTCCTGTTCCGTAGTAATCACCCATACCCATTGAGGTATGTGCTACGTGCCAATCTCCAGAGAAAGGTCCGCCTTTCTTCTTTCCTGTATGCGCTGGACGGTTCTTAGCGTTCTTCATACAAATTACGTGAAGATGCTTTTCGCGGAAGACAACGAACATCTTGTTTAGTCGCTCCAGAATGACCCACAGGAACCCTATATCCTGTGCCGTAGTTATCCCCAGCTTTCATGCTGTTGGAGCTTCTACGGTCATAGGAAGGCGCTTTAAACTCAAATGGGTAATCCCCATCGGTTCGTTGCTTTGGCTTAATATAATCATGAAAATTATTAGGAACTAAATCTTTCTGAAATTTATCCATAATGCCTCTAAATTAAATTGGGGGTGATTTTTTAAGCCACCCCCGCATCCAAGTAAACCTAGATACTTAGTTCCTATAAAGCGGCTTCATTGGACGGCCTTTAGCCTTTCCAATTCCAGCCTCTTGCTGAGACTTTAGTTTCTCAGTTGTATCTTCGTAATCATTCTCAGCACCAGCACCAGGTGAAGCAGATTGATATTGCTTCATCTTTGCTTGCATTGGGAATACAGATTCTTTTGATCTCCCACCCGCCCAGAATGAATGATCATCAATTTTTTGTCCGCCTGCCATAACTACCTCATTGATTGTGCCATTTGTGGCATCTGTTGATTATTTTGCATTATACTATTTCCTAGAATTTTTGATACAAAATCATTGGCCATTGCAGTTCTTTTTGCGTCAATCTTCTCTTGTTCTTCATCTCTTTGTTGATCTAAATTTATACTTTCAAGTTGATTCATTTTTAATGAAGCTTCGAGTTCTCCATATTTCTGGATGACATCGACCAATTTCTCTAACGCTTCCATTTTAGCTTTTGTAGCCATTGCGCGGTTCTGCGTGATCTCCGAAAGCCTTTCTTCAAAGAGTCCAATGTCTGCTTCCGCTCTGCCGTGTCTTTCCCTGGCCGTGGCAACATTTGCAGCCGCTCTAGAAATAAGCTCCTGTAGTTTCGCATTTTCGACGGCGTGTTGGACATTTGATGCCTCTTGTTGTTGCGCCTGCATTTGTTGTTCTTGTTGTTGCAGGTATTGGATTATTTCTGCTTTTCCTGTGATGTTTAGCTTAGGGATAATAGTAGATGGTGGGAATACCTCGCGCTGGAATATCTGATTCATTTCGATCATTTGCTGAGCTTGTAAGTTTTGCTGGGTAGGTGTTAAATCACTTTCCTCTACATTGCATTGATACTTAGAATATATCTTACTATAGAAAAATGCTGATGGCTCTTTACCAATATAAAGTTTAACTTTCTCGGCATTCCAGTTATTCAATCCCACTTTAAGCATGAGATTTCCGACAAGTTTGTCCGATAAATCCCATTGATCGAAATATTTTTGGAATATTAACAAATTAGCCGCTTGCTTGATCATTGCAGTCATTGCACTAATCTGTTTATCCTGCTGCCCTGACCAATTTTCTAGATTGAAACCAGAGGTATCAAACATCAATTGTTTCATCTGCTCAGCGAGATATATATCACTTTCGGGAACTGCGCTCGGAACTATTTTCTGGCAGTCTGTTAGCTCATATCCTTCGTTGATGATAACATCCCACCCCTGTCCTGATTTCTTGAGATTGTCCTCATTAGCTACCGCGCCTATCTTGCGTATCCAGCCTGCATTTATGGTCGCTGAAGCAATGTCGTTATTGCTTATAATCTTGTAATTATAAAGAAACTGAGCGTCGCGCATAGTGCGGATAAGAGAGCGAACTCTAAGATCATAATATGTTTGATGGGGTTCATAGTTCCAGAAATAGGGGACAAAGGGGCATTCATCGAAACCTAAGGGATTCTCGCCTTGATACATCAATTGGTCATTGAGAATAGTAGCAAGTTTCCACGTTGGACATTCGACCGTTACCTCTTCAAGATCATCGATATTATACAACAAAGCCTCTAGATCAGCACCTGGAGCAATATCATAAAATTGATTTCTGCGCCTGCTATACAATCTTTTTTTCTTACGTTTCCATTTGTACCAAACATAGCTAAGTACCATTAAATCATTGCGTGCCATGTTGTAGTTTTCGGGAAGGAAATAGAAACTTCCGTAACGCTGAGGAGTACCCGCCATAGGCGCAATCTGTTCAATCTTATCAGGAAAACGGTTCTCTGCTTCTTTCTTGCTTATGTACTCTTGACACCACACAAACTGAGCGTCGGACATATCAGGATTACGGAAATAGGGATCAACTAAGAATGAGTTATATTCCCATACTTTAAGTTTTAGCTCACCTTGCGCCTGCTCGTAATCATAATCAAGATAGGGCTGTACCAATACCATACCTGAGACAGCCGCCAATTCCTTAGCTTTGCTTTTCTGCTCATGGATGCTTCCACCATTTGAGTTAGCAACTTGCTGAATCAATTTAGTATAATCGTCTGTCGTCTCGGGGTCAGCCCCTTCCGCCGGAACATAGATAAAATTCTTCCTGTGCTGTCTCTCGTACCCAGTTATAGCGTTAATTGGCTGCTGCAGTACGTTGAAATAGTACTGCTGATAGGATGAAGTTGGACTGAAGTTGAAATAACGATTCACGAACGTTTGGCTTCCAGCATAGAACAATGTGTCGATATTGCTTTGGTTCCATCTTGACTGTTCTATGGGCTGAAATTTTGAATAAAGATTATCTAACCATTGTCTGACATTGCCTTGATTAGGTTCTAGCGCGTTATTCCATGGCGGATAATAAAATGACGTAAATACCTCACTCCCAGTGTTTTATATTATATTCCTCAGGAAAATTTAATTTGTCGCGTTCACCAAAAACAATATAGGCTATGCGATCATAATTCCTAGCTGCTTCTAAGGCACTGGTATGTTTATTCATATATATTATTTTTTCATTTATGCATATAAATGAACGCCATTGTTCTTGTCTATTTGGTCCATCATATCTTTTTTCAAGTCTGACACCATAAAATTCATGTTTAGAAAAATGCCTTGTTCTTTTTTTTATGGAAGCATCATTCATGTTGTCTTGTTGAGTTCCTAAAAATAAATGATGGGGATTTACACAGGCTCTATTATCGCATTTGTGACAAACATATAAATTATCTTCTATTTTTCCATGATGGATAGTCCAGGAAACACGCGAGGCATTAGTAGATTTACCAGAGGATATGCCTATTCTTGCATATCCTTTTTTATTAATATATGCTGTCCAATTCCAACATTCATTTTCAGTTCTCACATCAACTTTAGACCAAAAATTTCTGATAATATTCTCTGTAACGATTATTTCTTTGCAAGGTAGACAATTATTTTTAGACATAAAACTCCTCTTAAGTTTCTCTATAGAAAAGACACGCCAGGCGTTAGAGTTACGCTGTTCGAACCGTCGTTCTAGGCGTGTAAGAGGGATATTTTAGCAGAAATGATGGTTGATTACGAGAAAATACGCGATGTTGAATTAAGGAAATGCTTAAGCAATGATATTTCTTTGAAAATGTTTGAATTAAAAGCACTCCTAGAGATAAAGTCAAGTTGTCACACTAAAATCTATCAATAGGAGTATAAGAGATGGTTATACCAACCAATAAACCTAATATATTCGACACAGATGATTATTCACAATTCCATTTTCTTCCTGGAAATCGCGATATTCACGCGAAGCAATTAATACAAAGCATCCAAGAAAGAGACATGCTTTCTACTCACCCAATATTAGTTTCAAAACGTGATATGGGGGGATATTATGTATTGGACGGTCAGCATAGACTTGTAGCTGCTAAAACATTGAAAAAAAGAATATGGTATGTTGTTGACAACACAATCGGCGAAGAGCACATACCTTTATTGCAAAGACAAAGACCATGGAGCCTTAATGATTATTTAAAATATTGGTCGCAGACGAAGGAAGATTATCAATTTGTAAAAGAAATTTGTGAACTTTATTCTTTAAAACCTCATTTTGTCTGTCAGTTTTTTAGCGGTCAGGAAGAACGTTATAAGCATTTTCGTAATGGAACATTTAACCTAAGTAAAACAAAAGAATATTTCAGATCTAAAATCAAAATGTTCATCGAAATTTCTATCCTTTGCAAAAATCTGACAAAGAAAGAGATAAAATCAGCTGCTGCTTATGCAATATGGCAAATTATTTCCAACAAAGATTATGACCATAAACGGTTTGTACATAAAATTAATACATATCCTAGCAAGATAGTGGATGCTCTAAAGTTCAATTCCGCGGGCGATATAAAAACCCGATTGATATCTGAAGTATATGATTACAGACAGAGGATTGAAGAGACTAGGACGACAAAGAAGAAAAAATGAAATCATGTGAAAATACTAGTCCGCTGACCAAACCTAGTTTGCTTGTATTTTTGCGGATTATGCTGGTAGGGCTTGTTAGTGATAATCTTATGAGTGAGAGCATAGCGCAAGGCGTCGATTGCATGATCATTGACTTTGATAGGAGCATCTTCGCCACGTTCGGACTTCTTCTCGTCCCAGCAATATCCTTCTATTTCTTTGATGAGAGTTTTGCATTCAGCGCAGATGAATAATTTACCTGATTTAAGCTCATTGCTTACTTGCATGATTCCTTCCAGGACATCATTTTCAGTCGGAACGCAATGGATGCCGGCTCGGGCTAATTCTTGTTTGAAATAGGCTGCTGAAGGGTCGAGATAGATTGCATGTATTGCATAATCTTGTAAGAAGTCTTTAATATCTTCAACGTATTCACTTGGTGCTTTTTGCCGTTCAGTTTCCTTACTATTCCAGACCAACTCTTTTTCCACCCACCTGATCGGACCGCTTTGATCCTCGGAACCATCATTACATCCAACCAGTACGCAAGCGAACGAGTTTTTAGTCCCATAATCGATAGCCGCAATCCAGTATTGCGCAGACCTCGGCGGTCGTGGCACCACGTGAATTTTTTTATCGAAAAAGTCAAAGATTGCCCCCTCTGCTAAGCACCATTGACCGAGTATATACCTCTTATAAAACAAACCCGTTTTACTGTCTTTCATCCTCTGCACATAGTCCGGAGGCAAAAATGGGTTATCATCAAGAGTAAAATGCAGAGAGTAATATTGCGGGTCTCCGGCCTCGGCTTTATCGATCCAGGATTTTATTGGATGTGAGGGATTGGCCGGGTTCATCGCTGCGAAACCTTTTGAGATAGGAAGACGCAATCTAGTGTCTATCATCTCAATTATATTGTGAGGATATAATGTCATTTCATCGCAATAGCAAAGGGACATAGTTTTACCTTGTATCGCTCCGATTGCACCGCTATTGCTTGCACCTATTGTCTTTATAGTTTTGTCCCTAAATCTAAGCTCATATTTAGATGGTACCCAAGTGCACATTTTGCGAAATATAGATAGTTCAGGTGTCTCAAATATCAGCCTGATGCAGTTGTCATATATGCTAGAACTAGTATGCCCGATCATCCATATACGTCCATCATCGGTTAACTCACAATTAACCAAAAATGCAAACATGCTACCCACAGTTTTTCCAGTCGATACGGCTCCATGGGCAAGATTCCATTTTGCTTTAGAGTTTTCGACAAATTCTATTTGTTTTGGACTTAATGGTTGTGTCATATTGTACACAATACCAGAGGAAAGATTATGAGAAATAGAGCAAAATGCAAGTTATGCAAATCAGAGATTGAGAGTTTTCACCGTTACGATTATGTAACCTGTGGTTGTGGCGAGATCAGCATTAGCGGAGGACTCGAAACTTTAGAGTGCAGCGCAAGAGATTGGAATAACTTTCTACGCATAGATGAGGAAGGCAACGAAATTATTGTCAAAGTCAAAGATGCTATCGAAAATGATCCGCCGTCACAAGCGCAATCAACACCATCAAAACAAGAATTACTCCAAATGTTATCAGAAATGATATCAACATATGAAAATTTACCCCAGAATGCTATGTCAACGCCAGTTACTCATTACGATTTGCTATCATCATTATTACTATTATCAGCCATATTACGCTCAGAATAGCGCTTGCCAAAGAATGACATGAATTGCTCGAAGCGTTCTTTATCTTCGGGGTTCATACTTTCATTTGTTTTATCCTCTCTCCATCCCCTCCGATGTCCTTTTTTATCTATTACCTTTTCAGCGGCTCTTAATGCAAAACCTAAATTTGTTTTATAATTTGCCATCGCATACCGATATATATGTTCTGCATCATCCATATCTGATTCTGTGTTAAAATCTCTTGCACTTTCTATGATGTCCCTTGCCTCAGGATTCCTTTTAAAATATTCATATATAACCCATCTAGAAACTTTATAATAATCAGCAATGGCGCGTATATTTCCATTATATTTAATAGCGATTTCTTGAATGTTAGACGTGTTAGAGGGATCGAAAAGTACACCTTGCGCCATTTAATCAACCGATTTTCATTCCGTTTTTCTTAATTGTATAAGGTTTATTGTTCTTTTCCATATATTTCTTCCATCTTTGAACAATGATGTCGCAATATGCGGGTGAAAGTTCGATACCATAACAAGTGCGATTTAGCATTTCTGCTGCGATTAAAGTGGTTCCAGAACCTAGGAACGGATCATATACGCCTTCGCCTATTGCGGTATTATTGCGTATAGGTTTAACCATACATTCTATAGGTTTTTGTGTTCCATGACCTGTTCTCATATCTTGATCGTTATTTGCACCCATAGCACTCATTGAAGATATTTGCCAAATTGTGGATTCTTTGCGAGATCCTTGCCAATTATGTTGATTCCCTTTTTTTACTGCGTACCAACAAGGCTCATGCTGCCAATGATAATCCCCTCGTGAAAGAGTATGATTTTGTTTTGCCCATATAATTTGGGAAATAATAATGAAATCTAAATCTTCTAATGATTTTTGAACTAAACTAGAATATTTACCTGCATGCCAAACATAAGCAATTGATCCTGGGAATAAATACCACGCTAAAGACCAATTTACTTTGTCATCATTTTGTACCTTCCCGGGACTTCTAAGATGTTTTCCCGCTTTTCCACCCTTACCTTGTCTCCAATTAGGATCATATTCAACGCCATAAGGAGGATCGGTTACCATTAAAATTGGTATTTGCCTATTAAGGCATTTATCTACATATTCGGGTAATGTGCTGTCCCCACAAACAATTCTATGTTCGTTGAGTTCGTAAATATCACCTAATTTAGTAATCGCATCTTCATCTTTTGCTGGTTCTAGTATTTCGGAATCATCTTCTTCGTCGGTTGTGATATCTTGTACAGCATCAAGTAATTCCTCTTCAGTAAATCCCCAATCGAGTAATTCCTTTATTTCCCATTCATTTGCAAGTATATCCCAATCCCAATCACCAGTATTTTTGTTAAGACGAATATTAAGTTCATCAACTTCTTTTTCTTCAAGATGACGATCAGGAACCCAGCATTCAACTTCTTTGACTTGAAGTTTTTTGAGGATTTTTTTACGCTGATGTCCGCCTATAATTGTTCCATCGGTATTGATAATAGGCTTATCAATTAGGCCGAATTTATCCAGAGATACCGTTAAATGCGCTGCGTCATTTTCGGATAACTGCCGAGGATTTTTTGCGTGATCTTTAAGATCTTTGAGCTTGCGCTTTTCGAGGTGCCAATTAATCATGTCCAACACATTAATAAAGATACAACTTTACGACAAGATTTTCTTTTTTTCATCTTTTCTCAGAGTGTTTCTTTACATTAAATACGTGTTATGCGTACAATGCTTGTATTTCCATCACATGGTGGAAGTTTGTTAATGAAAATATCGTACTAACATTTATTTTAGAGGAATTATGAAACATTTGAAGAAACTATCATTGGGATTGCTGCTCGTATTATCAAGCTTTACTGGCATTATTTGTGGTCAGGAGCAAGAATTGATGAAGCTCGTATCGATTCAGACCGTTAATGTTAACGACATGATGAACATTGCGCTTGAAAGTGCATCCAATGAAGAATCTGAATCGGATAATCTAATCTTAGCAAAAAGGATAGATCAACAGTCATCAGAATCAGAACTAGTAAAAAAATCCATTTATTTTAACGCAGCATCTGTGAATATCCAAAAAATGAATGGTTATCATTTCCACGTGGCCGATTATACTGATGGAACACGAATAGTCACGAGCCTAGATGGAGAAATAAAAGGAATGCAAGTGGTCGGATATAATGGAAAACTAGTTGTCTCATCATCCAATGTTGAATGGCAAAACAATAATTTCACGCATTATTATCCAGCCGGTAAAGTTATATCCTATCCTAATCAACAAATTTTAATCGTATACTAAGATATTGGCGTCCGAGTTAGATTCATATTCGGACGCTTTTTTTATTTCATCGGTCTACCTCGTTTTAGCTGATCTTTTCTTTTCGGATAAGGTTGTCCTCTGTGATGTTCTAGTCTACTTAAGGCCGTATCAATAGCTTCCTCCACAAATTGAGCAAGTGTCATACGCTCCCAATAGACAACATCTCTCATGCGTTCTATAATCTCTTTGCTAAGCTGGACTGTCATACGTTCTTTATTTTTATCTGTTTCCATTTGATTTCCTGGGTGACTTGGTAAATATACAATAATTGTATCATATACGTGCTTTATGGTATAAACAATAAATTATTATTTTTATCTCGGACACATAATGAGATCGTGAAATGCTGAAAGGAATATATAATGACTTGCCATAAAATGTTGATTTGTGTTATTGTGTATTTGTACAAGGAGGTACTTATGAAAGATAAACATAGATTGAGTGTAGATTTAACGGATAGCCAGCATATTCAATTGAGAATGATGGCTGCAAAAAAAAATATGACTGTCCGGGAGTATGTAATAGAGGCGTTAGCTTTTAAAGAATCCATTGATTCTCAATCGCAAGATTGTCCTGTTAGTGAATTTCGGGATGCTTTGGCCGAGATTATCAAAAAAAGAGCCAATTTAATCAGGGATTTAGCTAAATCATGAAATATTTGACTCTACCAGAAATAATTGAATTGCATGAACAGATGATCGAACTGGAAGGCGGATTGCCTGGAATTAGAGATGAAAATCTTTTACATTCCTGTGTTGAAATGCCCAAAATGTCGTGTTTTGGAGTTGAATTGTATCCCACGATTTATGACAAAGCATCGACGTACCTATTTCATATAATCCAAAACCATCCTTTTAATGACGCAAACAAGCGAACAGCGGTTATAGCAATGGAGGTTTTTTTCAAGGTTAATGATGTGAAAACAAATTTTGGAGATACATTCTTGAAAAATCTGGCGGTTTCGATAGCTGACGGAACGATAAAAAAAGAATCAATATCAATGATTTTGGAAAATAATAAATAACCTAGCAACTTGCACATCGCAACGTAATGTTTATTATCAGCCCCAGAATTTAGGTATGCCGACCCCTTGATTTTTGGGGCTTAATTTTGAAATTTTTTTGGGGAAATTATTTGAATGAAAAAGGGACGGCCTACACACCGTCCTCAAAAAAAATAACATATCATGAAAATCAATGCAGAACAACATATAACCAATGAATCTAAAATAAGCAATGAAAAAAAAAGAAACAGTTTTCGACCCCGAACACTTGAGAATTGCCAAAGAATATTTTGATAAAAAGAAAGTGTTATCAGTACCGTATCTTATGCGTAAACTAAATGTTTCACACGCACACGCCACGAAAATCCTGGACAAAATTCTATTTGGTTGACAAAATACTCTTTTTCTCTTTTAGTAAAAGTTTAAACTTTAACTTTTATACAAGGAGACAGACATGCGTAAAGTCCAAGTGCTATTACCTGAAGTATTACATAAAAAAATTAAGCATATAGCCGTTGATAGCGACAGAAGTATAAACGCAGTCATGCAAGAGTGTGTTGAATATTGGATTGAGAAAAAGGTAAATTCATCTTTAACGAATAATGACAATCTCACAAAATTGTAAAATATTATTTGCGTGGAATTTATCTTTTAATGATTAATAGGGCAAACTCAAGGAGGGTCAATGCCATGCAAATCATGAATAAGCTGGGAAGCCTAGTTACTACACAACAAAAAGAGGATGAGAAGCCAAAACCATCGCAATTTGTTGTACCTGACAAAGTAGCCGTATCTTTGACGAAAAAACGCACAAAAGATTATTCGATGTTCAAAATCAAACCCGAAAATCGGACAATTAAACGGGTGCATGTTGAACGTCTAAAAGAATCATTATCACACAATAATAGACTGGATTGGCGCCCCGTGTTAGTTAATGAGCAACATGAAATCATCGATGGACAACATCGGCTGCGGGCTGCCGAAGAACTAGGCATTGAAGTTACATATGAAATTGTGAAAGGTGAAGTAGAAGCGGACTTGACAGACTTACAATGTTCCATGTCCTGGTCTTTAGCTGATCATTTTCACAGATGGTGCCATGGCGAAAAGCCAGATTATCGAACCTTGAAAAACTTTATGATGAAACATGGAATTGACATCAGCAAGGCCCTTTCTCTTTTCGGTGAATA